CGCCTCCATGCACAGACTTCACTGTGTCTGGCGCTCAATACTGGAAACAAAAAGACGCTGACGGCAGGACAATTACCAGTATGGCCGTTGTTATGAAGTGCCTTTCCATAATCGCACTGACGAATCCAGTTTTCTGGGCCTTGGAAAATCCGGTCGGTAGACTTCGCCGCTGGATAGGAAACCCCGCATATATGTTTAATCCATGTGATCACGGCGACGCTTATACAAAAAAAACATTGCTTTGGGGCCGATTTTATATCCCTGCAAAAAATCCAGTTGAGCCTGAATTTGTTACCGCAAAAAACGGTGACAGGTATTCTAAAATACACTGGTATACGGGCGGAAAATCCGCCAAAACAAAAGAAAAAAGAAGCATAACCCCGCCCGGATTCGCAAAGGCGTTTTTCATGGCGAATAGATAGAAAGGAGAATAAGCCATGCCGAGATATATTGATGCCGAAAAGTTATTTAATTGGGGAGATCATAAATTATCCGATGCCGTGAAGTACGGCAACAAAGATGAAAAACAACAGCATTGGAGTTACTCGATTATGATGATGTACGAAATCGCAGACGAGATCAATGCCGCCCCCACCGCCGACGTAGCAGAGGTTAAGCGGGGAGAGTGGGCATATGATAATCAGCGAGGATGTTATTGCTCAAGCTGTAATGAAGTTGTAACAAAGAATTTAGACGCTGATTTATGGAGTGCATATAATCCGCCGTTTTGCCCAAACTGCGGGGCGCTTATGAAAGGGAAATAAACTATGAGTATATATAACGGAAAATGTGTAAAATGCGGAAACTCGCTCGGAACCGGGGATATAGATGGATTATGCTCGAGTTGCAGAACAAAACCGTCAAGATACTATACCGAATCAGAAGTACAGGCAATTAAAGATGCAAGAGAGGCTTTAATCAAAACACAACGCGAAAAAATAAAACAACTTAAAGACGAACTCGGTGCCATAAGTTTTGAACTTGGAGAGTATCAGGCGACCGGACTAAAAGCGGTCGATGTGCGTCGCTACCACGATGCGGAGAAGGAAGGGCGGCTTATAGAGTTGCCGTGTAAGCCGGGAAGCGTTGTTTTTGGTATTAATACCGGAAAAATAAAAGAGCATGAAGTTGCGCGATTTGGTTTTGATGGGGGACTGTATTTTATGCTTGAAAATACAGGAAATGTGCGTTGGTCAATTAATAGATTCGGCAAAACCATATTTTTAGACCGCGCCGCCGCAGAGGAAGCGCTGGAGGGGGAGAAGTGAAATATAGATGCAAAGAGGCATTTTCTTTAGATAAGTATGACGATGATGGTGCGTGCACAGGCGAATGTATAGATATTGAAAAGGGCGACGCATTTGAATTGTCAGAGGATGCTTATAGGCTTATAGGTGGTAAAGAAACGGTGCGTCTTGACAATGATTCGACGTGGCTAGAAGTTACAGAGGAAACTTTACATAAATATTTTGAGGAGCAACCAAAATGAAGATTGAAGAAGTAAAATCAGAAAGATTAGCAGTTTACTGCACACATTGTCAAATGTGGTTTGACACAGACAAGGGATGGCAAGCGAAGAAAGCGCCTGCGCCGTTTAACATCCCGGTATGCCCGTGCTGTGGTGCGCCTCTTTTGCAGATGGAATACGATGATTTCATCCAAAACAACAAAGAGCATGGCCGCCTCGAAGAAGTAATGACATGGGAATATCCGGACGGATCGTTTTGGGCCAACCGCATTAGGGGAGGTAGATTTGCATAATGAACACTGAATATCAAATCAAATATCTTGGCGATCTCGCCGAAAAGAATCCTTGCGGCCTCGCATGGGACATGCGGGAAGCTATCCGTGCCGGAAGAGACGCCATCCGCGCCCAACAGGAGCGGGAGAACCCGAAGCCGCTTTCTTTAGCCGAGCTGAAAGAGCGGGTGGGGAAGCCGGTTTATGTGGTTAGTTGGGATGTCATACACGTGGAAGGATGGAACATTTATTATGGCCCGAGTAGATTTGATAAATCAAAACATATATTAGTTTTTTCTGATGCGAGTGATAAGTATAGCCCCGAATACGGCAAAACATGGATCGCCTACGACCACGAACCAAAGGAGGCCGGGGCAGTAAAGGACTGTAGCATGTGCGTAAGGTCAAAAGAAGCGACGTGTACTGTAGAAGAATGCGCCGCAATCGGAAAGAAAGCATAAAAAAAAAGAGCAGCCTTCCGGCCGCCCGTGGGATCTCTGACAGGATTATTTTACCACGGGCTAAGGGGGATTTGCAAGTGTTTCGAAAGATGCGCGGGATCAAGCTGCCGTACGTGAGGCAGGGGCTCATATATTTTACATGCCGGGACTATTACAACCAACCTCCGGATGTACAGCAAAAAATCAATAACCTGTGTGTGGAAGTGGCCGGCGATTGCTATCAGGCATTACGCGAGGTTATAATATTTGATCGCCCCATAAATACGGTCGCAATAAAACATTTTTGCGGCGATGCTACGCTTTGGAGATATAAAAAGAGGTTTTATGAGAGATGGTAAAATCTCTTTTTTATTTCTCAAAATTGAAAGCTGGAGCAGGGGTAAACGTGTTACAGTTGTGCTGGATAGTCAAAGGAGGCGGCAGAAATGCAAAAAAAGCTAACCGCAAAACAAAATAAATTTATAGATGGCATACTGTCCGGTATGACGCAATCCGATGCATACAGGGCGGCGTATAACTGCGGAAATATGCAATCAGATACAATTATAAATAAAGCATACCAATTAGCCCGTAGGGACGATATAAGGGCGGTAATCGAGCGCAAACAAAAAAAGCTTGAGGATACAGCCATATGGGAGCGCAAGCATGCGCTCGAAATGCTACAGCGGATTGCAGATGCAGACATTAAAGATTTTCTCGCGTTTAAAACCGCAAAAACCGTTGTGTCGCACGATGACGATACGGGAGAACCGATTATAGACTACAATCATATCGTTGATCTGATGGATTCTAAAAACGTGGACGGACGGTTGATACAGGAGATATCAATAAGCAAAGACGGCACGCTCAAATTTAAGTTGTGCGACAAACTCAAAGCCGCAGAAATGGCAAATAAAATGTGTGGGTATAATGAGCCGGAGCGCGGTGAGGTGGACGTAAACATTAACAACGAATCCATTGATGTCATGTTGCGATTAGCCGGATATAAAAAGGATGATTAACACAGGTCAACTGTTCGTCAAACTAAACATTTACGCATAGTTGATTAAAAAACAGTAATAAATATACATAAATTTAGATAAAACAGTATATATATGCAAAATGGTGTCAAAAATAACGGGGTTGAAATAAAAATATTGCATAAAACGATGAATAAAAGCGAATTGAATAATATACATACGATAACTAAGTTGTGCAATAGTAGCTATGCAGCATATGTGTATTATGTGCACCACGGGGCATGGAGTCCGGGACGGTTCTCGGAGTTTTTGTGCGATAGGGTGCAGGAGTTTATCGAGCGGCCGCCTCGGGCCGCGTATGAGATATTGGTTTTATCCACGCCGCCGCAGCACGGAAAATCAATGACCGTGACCGAAACGCTGCCCAGCTGGATCAATGGTAAATGGCCCGACTGGCGTGTTATAATGGCGAGCTACAACGACGACAGCGCGACAAAATTTGGACGACGCAACCGCCGGAAGGTTGAAGAGTACGGTGGGGAAATATTCGGGATTCGGCTTGAAAAGGCAAGCGACCGGGAATATGAGATAGCAGACCACCGCGGCGGCGTGATATCCCGCGGCATTATGTCCGGTATCACTGGTAACCCGGCAGAGGTTATAATCATTGACGATCCGGTCAAAAACAGGCAGGAGGCGGATAGCGAGACATACCGCGATAGGATGTGGGACGAGTGGCAGAACTCGATTAAGACCCGCCTGCAGGCAGGAGGAAAGGTCATCCTGATACAAACCAGATGGCATGAGGACGACCTGGCGGGCCGGATCATACAGCGGGAGCAGAATGTAGAGGTTATCAACATACCATGTGAGGCAGAGGCGAACGATCCGCTTGGAAGGATGCCGGGAGAAGCGCTTTTCCCCGAAATAGGCAAAGGCAATGCCTGGCTTGCAGAGTTTAAGCAGGGATATACCGAGGGCACGCGGGCGTGGAATGCGTTGTTCCAAGGCAGGCCTTCCGCTGAGGAGGGCAACATTTTAAAGCGCGAATGGTGGCGTAAATATACCGCTTTGCCCAGCCCTTTATATAAAATAATTTCGGTGGACGCGGCATTTAAGGACGAGGCTACAAGTGACTACGTGGCAATCGAGGCGTGGGGAAAACATAATGCGGATAGCTATCTATTAGACCTTGTACGGGCGCGTATGGACTTTCCTGCGACGGTGCGGGCGATACGTGCCATGTGCGCCAATCACCCCACAAAAGCGTGCGTGCTGGTTGAGGATAAAGCTAACGGCAGCGCGATCATACAGGTTTTGCGGCGAGAGATACCCGGCATGATCCCCGTACAGCCTATAGGCGGTAAAATAGCCCGCGTTAATGCGATTGCGGGGTATGTAGAATCCGGAAATGTGTGGGTACCGGAATTTGCGCCTTATACGGACATGTTTATTGACGAGTGCGCAGCGTTTCCTAACGGGGCCAATGACGATATGGTGGATAGCATGAGCCAGGCGCTTAACCGGCTGTATTTTGTAAATGCGCGCGGCGGGCAAAAGCAGGAGGAACAGGATTTCTTCAAGCGACTTATGCAGAAAGAGACCCGTGATCCGTTGGGACGCGGGGGAAAGGTGGAGGTATTTTGATGGAAATTATATTGATTGCAATTATTGTTTTTCTTGCGCTGGCCCTCATATGGGCATACCGTAGGGGGCGCGAGGACGTCGAAAAGAAATGTGATGGCATGGAATCTCCGGACGTAACATACAAGCGTGGCTATGAAAACGCCCTGGCGGCACGTGAACCGGACGCGGCGACCTACAAGCGCGGTTTTGAGGACGGGTTTCGCATCGCCAATCTGAAGGACAAAGCAACCCCGCAAGAGGTAGCTGCGGCGCTCAGGGAACCTGTGAAGCAAAAGCCGGTACCGCCCGAGGTATTGAAAGAACAGCAGCGCATTGCAAGGATCGTGAAAAACGTCGCCAACACCGGAACAGGCAGGAGGCAGGAAGATGTCGAATAACAGTATTACGCAAATATGGTCAGAATATGAGCGCGGAAAAGATTATATCAATCAATTAAAACTTATCAGCGAAATCACGGAGGCGCACCGATTTTACGAGGGGGACCAGTGGCACGGGACGAAAAGTGGAGGCGAAAAGCTGCCTGTCATAGACATCATATCCCCGATAGTGGATTATAAATGCTCGGTCGTGACACTCAACAACTGGGAGATTGTATATTCCCCGACGAATTACGATGATCCGGCGTTCCGGATGGCGGGCGAAGCGATCTGCAAGATGCTGAACGATCACGCTGCGAGTATTTGGGAGTCCGAATATATGGACGATATCGTAAACGAGGCGGTAGAGGATGCGGCGATCTGCCGGGCGGCATATTTATATTTTTACTACGCTCCCGGAAAAACGCATAAGGAAAATGGCAAGGAGATAGAGGATCCCGGAAAAATAGAGTGTGAGAAGCTGGACCCTTCCCAGATCATGTTTGCGGACGAACAGGAAAAGGATATTCAAAAACAGCCCTATATCCTTATCCCACGCAGACAAAGGGTTGCGGATGTGCGCAAAGAAGCGGAAGCAAACCGGAAAAATGGGAAAAATAAGCTCAAGCCGGGAGATGTGAAAAACATAGTATCCGATGACGATAAGGATATGGAGCCCGGGGACCGTGCGCAGTACGAGGTAGACAATGACGGAGATGATACCGGTAAATGCAAGACGGTATTAAAGCTTTTCAAAAAAGACGGTGAAATATGGATGTCCAAATCCACCCGCAACGTTGTGTATAAAGAACCAGCAAGTACTGGTCTTACTTGTTACCCGGTAGCCGCTTTTGTTTGGTCACGCGTGAAAGGCACATGCAGGGGCCAGGGTGTTGTAAATAAACTGATTCCTAATCAGCTCAACATCAACAAAATGGCGGCGTACCGTTTTCTTGCTGCGAAAATGACCGCCTTTGCAAAGCCGGTCGTGGATGTTGACGTGATCACAAACGGCATGGAGGCGGTCACGTCCTTTGGCACGGCGATCGAAGTGCATGGCATGGGCGTCTCAAACGTGCAGCAGGCCGTTGGATATTTGCAGCCTGCGCAAATGAGCAGCGACGCGAAGGCTGTGCAGGAGGAATTGATTGCACATACCAAAGACAACGCGGGGGCGTCCGATGTAGCCAGGGGCCAGACGGATATGGATACGTACTCCGCGATCCTTGCGATCCGCGAGATGTCCGAAGCACCCATAAACAGCAAACAGACGGCGAAGCTAAAACGGTTTTTGGAGGATGTTGCCCGGATATGGTACGACATGTGGGCGAACGCGTACCCGGACGGCATCCCGGTCGTACAGGAAGGGCCAATTCAGCAGCCGGGAGGCAATGAATCGGAATTAGAATCGGAAGAAGCACCCAAAACTGTTGAGCAGCAATACATGATACCAAAAGAAGTCCTTCAGAAATTAAAGCCGCGCGTGAAAGTAGATATATCCCCTGCCTCCCCGCTTAATAAGCTTGTTGAGCAGCAAAAGGCGGACAACCTGCTCGGCGCTGGTAAAGTATCCTTTGAGGAGTATGTCGACATGCTGCCCGACACCGAGCCCATAAAGGCAAAGCTCGAACGAGTGATAGAGGCCAGAGGAAAATTGCAGCAGATCGTACAGATGCTCCAGGCCCTGCAAAACGACAACCTTGCGTATGCGCAGGAAAACGGAGATCTTAAAGCCGCCCTGCAAAATGCGGGTATGGCGATCGGACGGGGTGCGGAGCTTAATAAAAAAAATAAATCAAAATACTACAACCAGGGGCAAATAGACGCTATCACAAAGATACAAGGAGGTAAATAACAATGGCAGAACCTACACCGTATGACCTGATAGAACAGGCGTACCAGGCCGCGCTTGACCAGAATGCGAAGAAAAAGACAGCGGCGGAAAGCGAACGTACGAAAAATGTTGACAAGCTACAGCGACAGCTTACGGAGCTCAACCGGAGCACGGGGATAGAGTACAACAAGCTCATTAATCCCTTCGGGGCAAATGCGGAGCAGCGCGGTGTGATGGGTACGGGCGTGTCCGATTACATCCGTAACGCCGCGTATGGGCAGCTTCTGCAGGGCAGGGCAACAAACCAAAATACATACGACGACAGCTACAACACCATACAAAACGATTTTAATAATTATCTCTTGGAGCTGGCGGGGCTTGATACGGACGCCCTTAACACCCGAAATGACAAAATAGACGAGCGCAGACGCTATGACGCGGAGCAGGAGCGCCTGCGGCAGGAGGCAGCCGAACGAAAACGGCAGTTTGACCTGACGTACGCGGCAGCTCAGGCGGCGGCCGCTTCTTCCGGCGGCGGTAGCTCAAGCGGAACGAGCGGACTACAGTTAACCGACAATAATACGCCACAACTTAGAACCAAAAGCGGGGCAAGCCTAAGCGGACTTAACGCAAATCAAAGAGGACAGGTTTTAAATTATTCCGCCCGTACGTCACGCACAAAAAGTAAGTCCAATAGTTCATCGAATTACGCAAACTCCGTATACGGATCTTACACAGCCCCTAAATATGTTCCACGGGTACGGTAGTTGATTTTTAATGCCGTGCGGCATATAATGGCAGTAAAGGAGGGGCTGATAATGAAAAAAGTATCTGTTATCTTGGCAATACTTTTAATGCTGTCTTTCCCTTTTGCTGCCCATGCGCAGATCACAAAGGACGAATATTATGCGCGATCGCTTCTTTCGGGTAAGGAACTTGAATTTTATGATTATTGCTATGATGAAATTCTGAATGGAACGACTGTTATATACGATTATAAGGGCCTTGACGAAGATGACGCTGCACGCGTATTTGCCTACGTACAGGGAGACTGTCCGGAGCTCATACGGAGAGACGGCGTATATACCGATGACGAGGCGGAAGAGCTGGGCGCAGAGCTAGACCGGCGGGCGCAATGGATCGCCGACCGCGTCCCGGAGGACGCGACGGACTACGAGAAAGTAAAGTATGCGTACGACTGGGTAACGCAGACGATCGCATACGGAAAAGGCGATACGGAGCAGAGCAAAGCCGAGGCACAGACCATTGTAGGCGGCC